TTGATGAGTGTTTGGATGGTGATACTCTTATAATGACAGACTACGGACAAAAAAGAATAAAAGATTTGGTTGTTGGTGACATTGTTGTTTCTTATAATATAGAAACAGGTGAATACGAAGACGATGTTATAGAAAAGGTATACGAAAATATGACTATATCATCTAACGAGAAAATGTATGAGTTGGAGTTTGATAGCGGTGTCATATTAAAAGTTACAGGGAACCATAAAATATTAACAGATAAGGGTTATATAAGAGCTGATGAATTAACAGAAGAACACGAAATTATAAATTTTTGTGAAAATATATAAATACCTATAAGTTCATTCCACAAGGGGTTAGGTATTATGAAAGATAAACATAACGAGATATTAGAGAGTAACGGTCAATCTATAAGAGTTATTGACTACAATCCAACGAGAATTGATTTATCAAATAGTTTTATTGTTACTGGTAGGGATGAAGTTATAAACTTTAATAAAAGAATAAAGAAAAACCATTATGTGATGAAATTTGATGTGATATATTCTGAAGGTAGAGGTGATATATTAAAGGAAATCAAATCAGTTCAATGTAGAATTGGTGGATATAGTTGTCAAGATAAACATGGTGACCGTATAAAAAATAATTTGAATACAGGAACACCTTGGAACAAAGACAAACCTACAGGGATAGAGCCTTGGAATAAAGGTTTGACTAAGAATGAAGATGGTAGGCTGTTGAAACTATCTATAGATAGGTGTGGTGAAGGCAATCACATGTTTGGGTCTATTTCGTCAGACGAAACAAAGAAGAAACAGTCAGATAGTATGAAACAACTCATTGAGAATGGTGACTTTACTCCTAACATTCACAATTCACATACTCACTGGCAAATTGAATATAACGGTAGACGATATAGGTCTTCATGGGAAGCATTTTTTCACCACTTTAACCAAGAATATGAATACGAAACTTTGCGTATACCATACGCTATTGATGATGTTGACAAAATATACATTGTGGATTTTGTCAACCATACAAAAAAACATGTTGTTGAATTAAAACCTAAATGTAGGGTTAATGGAAAAATAGAACAATCAAAAGAAACATCACTATCCATTTGGTGTGATAATCATGGATATACTTATGATGTATTAACAGAGGATTATGTTTCTGATAATATACATAAATTGGATGATGATGTGTTTGACAAAGAAACTATGAGGAAATTAAATGAAACTTGTAAAACGAACAGAAATAGACAAACCTGAAAATGTTTATAATCTTCATATAAAGAATAACAATAATTATGTTGCAAATGATATAGTGGTGTCAAATTGCCACGGAACAAAAGCTCAAGTATTAAGTGAGTTATTACAGGAATGTCCTAACGCTCGCTGGAGGTTCGGTTTCACTGGAACTATGCCACACGACTCATTGGAATGTCTACAGGTTCAGCAATACCTCGGACCAGTTCTCCGTGAGTATGGGGCGGCACGTCTTGCCAAGATGGGTTATGTTGCTGAGGCATTCATCAAGATGGTTCACGTTGAATACAAGGATGTTATCAAGGGAACTTACAATGAAATCAAGGATATCTGTTTCCAGAAACCGTTTCGTCAAGGTCTGATTAAAGATATTATCCTGAATTCTGACGGTAACATACTTATTCTCGTTGGAAAGGTGTCGGATGAGGGTGAAGTCCTTAAGACCATCCTACAGGAAGATACGGAATTCTCAGACTATGAAATAGAGTTCTTGAGTGGTAGAGATTCCGCTACAGAGAGAGAAAAGTGGCGTAAGTGTATGGATGAAAAAGGCAGACGTATTATCTTGATAGCGACATTCGGCATTTTTCAGCAAGGTATAAACATCAAATCGTTGAGTCATTTGATACTGGCATCACCATTCAAGAGTAAAATCAGGGTGTTACAGTCTATTGGTAGAACTCTACGTCTACATGCAGATAAGGATAATGGTGCTACAGTATGGGATATTTGTGACACGACAAAACACCTGACAAAACACTCAGATATTAGATTAAAGCATTACAATATTGAAGAGTTTGATGTGACTGAATACAATGTAATGGAAGGTCAGCGATATTATGAGTTATTCTAATTAAATAGGTCTTTGTATTTACTATCAACAGACACAGCAGCGGTGAATATTTCACCATTACGAGCCGATTCGAATGTCACCAAGTGAAACAATATTAAAATTCCAACAAAATGTAAAGTCATGCTTTACATTTTGTGTTTTTCTAAAACCACCCGCAAGGATTCTCTTAACATCAGGCACTTGAAAGGTGAGTTCAAATGAACCCGCAATAGAAGACATTAAAGAATTAGCAACTCTTTCACCCTTTTCATCAAAAAGAGTGATAATATAATCCTTTTCTGTCTCTTTTCTTGTGACTTGTATTCATTCAAGTATTGTCTATTTTCTCTGTTATATTCATTTTAATCCCGATTTAATTTAATAGTTTAATTTAGTTACGATAATTCCTTATTCACCAATTGCTGTACATCTTTTGCGATGTTAATGATTTTTGATGTATTACCACTATTTATTGCTGAAAGAACCTCAGACTCTCTATTAAATAGCTCCTCTTCAGCAGCTTTGTATGCGGCTTCTGATTTCCTCTTATCATCAGTTCCACGATTCTTATAAAACCCGTATATACCGTCAACAAAAGTATTATCATCATCCTTGGTGCCTTCAAAAAAGAACATTATAGCATCAAGACCATCATCATAGTTATATTTACTCTGTTTATATAACTTACTCCAATCCACCACTTTTCCTTCATTCAAGTATTTGTCTATTTTCTCTGTTATATTCATTTTAACCCCTATTATTTAAATTCTTTGATGAGTTTATTAATCAAATCTAATTGTGCTTTATAATAATCAAAGTCTCCATGTCGTTTCAATGCTTTGTTTATGAAGTCACGTTCCTTTTCAAGTTTACTGTAGATAGCAGGGCGTTCCAGATCATCACTACGATAATCCTCGTTCAAATAATTGTCTATCTTTTCATCTATTTTCATTATAATCTCCTAATATTTGTTATTGATTAATTTCTTTTCCCAAGGACCGTATGTCTTGAACTCTACTACCTTTTCATTCATTTCATTGTGAGTGTATCGGTAGACGTTCTTCTCACTGATATTTCCTATAGCATAATACACACGCTTGTCAACAGTAATAGGAATAGTTTCGTCAATCACCTTATTACCCTTCTCTACCCATGCGTGGTTATAAATGACACCTTCTATGTCACCTTGTCCTGTGACTAAACCGTGACACAACATCAACCCTCTATCGGTGCTATGACTCATCATATACTTCATAGCATCCTGATAACAAGTACCATTTTGGTTATTAGCAGGGATATCCGGATGTTTCAGAACTGCTTCGTGCAGTTTTAAATGTTGTTGAAATCTCATTTATAATCCTGACCCAATATTAAACATACCTTCTAATTGTTTCCATTGGTCGTTGCTCAAACCATATTTAGTTTTTACGCTATCTGATGTCGCGTCCTTCGCAGTTCCCATATCTAACTCTATTGCTGATATAGCGGCTACGATAGAACTATATAATAAATCAACGAAGTTATCATTTATATTTTTATCACCCACGTCGATGTTTTCTATTTTAGATTTAGAATTGGATAAAATTTTACCAAACTCAACATATTTACCTTTCTTATAAAACTTGTCAAGTTCTCTGACAAATCCAGTAGAAGCGACTGAAAGTTTTGCGGTGTTTAATACATCTATCCAACTCTCATTTAAAAATTCTCGTAATTTTGTCATTATCTTTTATTCCTCTTTTAATGTTGTTGGAATCTCAATGTATTACTCCGTCACGGTAATCTTGGAAAAGGGCTTTCATCTTCTTGCTATCAATGTATTTGTTGAGCCATGTCATATCTTGAGCTAATAGTGCATCAAGACTTCCATTCTTCTCTACCGTATACATGTGATCGCTCTCAAAAGTACCACCATCATATGTGCTGTAGCTACCAGTAAATATAAAGTCATTTTCTTTACCTTTGTACCAGTAAGAGTGAAAGTCTGGTAGGTAATTACGACCTTGTTCGTCCCGTAACCAAGTCATAATATGATCATGGAATATCCTATCTGTCCAAGCATAGAATTCTTTCTTTTTAAAGTCAACCATAAATCTATACCCATAACCAGTGACAGCTATAGCATCCTTTAGTTCTCTCTTGGATGGGTTTAGAAAAACCTCAGTGATTTCATGATATGTTCCAATGTATTTCTCATTCAGGTATTGCTCAAACCTCATCGTTTCTTTACCTGTTTCATAATAGATTTCTGTACCTGTTTCGGGGCATCTTCCCCATTTCGCCACATTGTATTAAGACCTCTATCATCCATCCAGAAGAATCCCCACTCTTCCTTCGCCATCTTAGCAACTGCTTTGTTACTGAAATACATTGAATGGTGAAAATCTGATTCCTCTGCAGTTTCATAAGGATATACCTCATAGATAAAACCATCTATGAAGTCATAAGCACCTGACCAGAAAGGCTTACCTTTGAAGGTATAAAGGTTCTTTTCCTCTTTCTTCTCTGTCAAATACTTCTCTAACTTCATTAAAATCCCGCCGCTTTAGCAACTGCCGGGTCAATATCTTTACCATTGGCTTTCATTTCCTTGTAAACAGTTCTAAGAAGTTTACGCTCAAAGTCCTTGAAACCTGTCTTACCAACCCATGACCAATCTCCATCCATAATTACATTACCCATTTCTGCTGGTCCCCAGTTGACATTGTAAAACAACTCAACATCATCACTGGTATTCCACTCCCCAGACGTAACATCAGGGTCATTATAGAGTTTGACATTACTAGCAATATACCCATTATCTTTCAACCAACGTAACATATTAGCGTGTAAATACAATGCCGCATTCCAACAATAAATCTTCTTGGTATTACCATCAGCTATGAACCGGATATTCTTGGAGTAAGCACCCTCTGCATCACGGGCACTTTTAATATCACGTTTGGAGGCATTAACGAAAATCTCTACAGTATTGCCAGCACTCTGTAAAGCATCCAGAAATTTCTCACAGATATTATCAACCTTAGTCTTTGGAATTACCATTAATATCTTAGTGCTTTCTAATTCTTCCATCGTCAATCTCCCTAATTTATATAAATTGTAAATTCAGTTTTACCTTTATTTTTTCCTACATCAAAAGAATAACCAAGAGCATCAGAGATATCCACTAGTGTTAGTGTAAAGTCATCACTCTTAGGGTATTGTATTGTCACCTCTTCACCATCATTCTCAAGTGTAGCATCTATACCTAAACTTTTGATCTTCAATTTTGAGGCTTTGCCACTCATAATCGCTCTGGTCAATACCTTCCTATCAGAAGCATCTACAATTTCTTCATTGATTTCTTCTGGTTCATCTAAGTAACGGTCAATCTTCTCTTGTATATCCATAGTTTCATCGTCCTTATCATCTGCTAATTTAGTGTCTTGATCTATATCGGTTTCTGATCTGGCAATCACTTTGTCAATTCCAAGGGTTTGTTTTTTGGCGCTGGTATGTTTCCAGAGTCGGTCACCAAGGAGATTTTTCAAACCATCCAATGTATCCGAATAAGAGTCATACGAACCCATACCTTTCGAGTGTTCAAATTCATCATAATTCCATGTCTGACCAACTTCATCAGCAGGAACATACTTGATTGTCTTACCTGTCAGGCGGTTCTCTACTTCAACCTTAACCATCTTATCACCAAACACGGTAGTACCTGTCGGCAAATCATCATCCGTTGATACACCTTTAACAGTGCCGCTATCGGGATAGCCACCTGTAATCGTTGATTCATTTAACTCATCAAAGAACTTTTTCATTAATCCAACTCCACAACTCTTAATGATTCACCTTCAATAACAACCTCACGTTGCCATGGGTGTGCGTCTGTATTTGGTTTCTGGTGACGGGGGTAAAATGTCAATAAAATCAAGTCTTTGACATCATCTACCTTAGCTATAAAGGCTTGTCCCAGTGTTTTTGACCAGAATACGATCTTTTCACCGATCTTCACCTTCTTTTTATCCACCTTCATTATCGCTGATTGGAACATCTTAATTAACTGAAAATCGGTAAGGGTGTTGCGCTGTTCAATGCGCTCCTTTCCATGAGCCGTGTCAACAATCTTGTGACCCTTCCATGAAAAGACAATACGTTTACTCAAATCAAAATCACCATCACCTTCACTAAGATAGGTCTGTAATCTCATTTAAAACCGTGACCCTATGTTATCAATTTCTTTCCAAGCCTTCTTAGTCTTTTGATACAATTCATTTGCGGCATCAACAACTTCCATGAGTTCGGCTTGAACTTGACCCATTTCTGTTTGAGTAGTATCGGTATTCATTTTATCTGTGATCTTATCGTATATTTGACTTGCTCGGTCTTCCATTTTGATAGCTTGTTCCATCATAGATTTTATTTGCTTCGCAACCGCTTCAACTGGTTTGCGGAACTTGGAATCGCCTTCATTTAGATTTCCGCTTAATTTGTTGTCGATCTTCTCTAGAATATCCATTACAGAACTCCCTTAGTGTTCAGGATTTCAGCAGATAGCTTAGTCCATGACTTGTCTTTTGAATGCTTTACCATAATATCATTTGCGGCTAACATATCAGTGATATTTTTGACTTTGAAATACTTCATAACTGCATCTGGGTTGATTGCGGTCTTGTATGAGATTTCTTTTGCCATAACCATCATATCACTGTCTCGCTTTTCACTCAGATATTTGTCTACCGTTTCGTCAATCTTCATTTGGTTTCTCCACTTGTTGTTTTTCATAGCATTTAATTGTATTTATAAGGCTTTTGTTGTATTCTGTAAGGATTTCAAAATTTGGTATCAATATATTTACATTATTAACTGAACCAATATGATCTTCGGTTCTCAGTTCAACATAATTCGGCACTTCATCTACAGGACAATGTGTATAATGATACACTGTCTCTACCTTTACCTTACATTCAGGACAATAACTATCCAACTGTCCATGTAACCATCCACATCCATTAAGGCTTAAAGATAGTGTTAATACGATTAATAACATCCAGACTCGATTCATTTGTCAATACCTCCACATCTGTTGGATTCTCACATGTTTGTTCTGGACATGTAATACATATCTTGTTGTTGTATTTATCTCGCCAGTACACCACTCTACCCTTCTCTTTAACAATCTGACCTTCCAGTAGTTCAATGTTCTGTTCAAACTGAGTCACTTGAAAAGCATAACTATCCAGTGCGCCATTCAATGTTCCTTCATTGGTCTTACAGGTGTTGTAATTTCCCCTGATATCAACAATATCATCTTTTAGGTCTACGATATCTCCTTTCAGGGAGTTTATGTTGACCCATTGATAACCCATGAATATCAACATAAAAGCCATTGCTATTATCCACGGTCTGTTCAACACTCCTTGTAACAGTGTCATCCACATATTAGTATCTCCTTATATTCTTGGTGCTGGTTCTTTATCTTCTGGTTTTGTCTGGTTTATCGACATACTGGAATCGCCAGATTTGAAATTACCAAACCAAGATGCTTTTTTCATTAGATTGTAAGTAGTTGTAATATATAACATTTGTAGATGTGCAGGTTGAATATCACCTGTAGTGAACATCCACACATAGATTGCCATACTGAATACTACCCAGAATGCAACCCTGCCTAAAGATGCTCTCTTAAACACACCTTCATCATTCTTTTCCGATACAAGAGGGAGACAGAACTCCCAAATAGATTTTATAGACATATAGTTACCTCTAAAGGTATTTATAAAAAAAAGGGGGTGATCACCTTTACGGCGACCACCCCAATTGCATCGGAGGAACTTCTATAATTTTTAGTTCATTACTTGTTTGATATCACTGGTATCTTCGGAATTGTCACCTGTTGACCAGACCACCTTTCCGTTATCTTGGTCACCTAGAGGAACACCCCTTGATACCTGACCTAAACCATTTTGTGGATTGGTATCATTGTCAAGTTCATCAAGTTCAGCATCAAGTTCATCAAGTTCAGCATCAAGTTCATCAAGTTCAGCATCAAGTTCATCAAGTTCTAAGATGATATCGGTATCCCAATCTTTATCATTGTCGGTTCGGACATCTGTATCCCAATCTTTATCATTGTCGGTTCGGACATCTGTATCCCAATCTTTATCATTGTCGGTCCGGACATCTACCCCTACTTGACACAGTTGTTGAACGATATTCAACTCTTGAGCCGCAATCTGGAATCCTTGATTCATCCACTCATCAACCTCAGTCGGGTTGTAGTAATCCAACAAGTTGTCTTTCAGTTCTTCGGAACTCATCAAGTATGGATTGTCAAACTCATCTTCCAAATCTTCGGTATCGTAACCGAAGCCCATCTGGGATTCCGAATTGCGAGGGGGGTTACCCGAAAATCTGTTTGTGCCACCGCTACCTATCCCTCGGTGTGAATAACCCCTTGATGAGTTTCCCAAGTAATTACCCCTGTAATTTATATACTGGACCGGGGTGTAAGACGAAATTTTAGATTTAAATTCAGTCTCAAAAGCCACTTCATCCAAGACTTGAGGATAATTGACAGAGTATGTGATATCTTCTGCCAGAACATAAGCGTCACATGGAGTCTTGACACGAATTTGACTCTTGATTTCACGACCTTTAGCGGTTGCGACAACGATAGAAACATCATGGTTCTGGTTGATATATGCGTCATCAGTTCCAGAGAAAAATGCTCCCATTGTGTGGTGACTATGGATAACACCAATTATAATCTTTCCTTCGGGAAGTACGGGCCAAGTGTATTCTACGTTGTAGACACTCGCACCTGTGACTTTTTGAGAGTCAGGGATAATCAGGTCTTCAACTTTGACCAAATTGGTTTCGTGATTTACCGAACCAACAAGATAAGCCAACCATTCCAAAGATGGATATGCTTTCTTGAGGGCATTGATCTTTTGATGTGCCAACAGATCAAATTGAATATGATACGAGGGAACCTTCATCTTTCCACAATTGGATAGAATCTCAATTCCGGCATCCCAACAGGATTGTCCGACGGCTTGTTTGAAAGCACCACCTGTATTGTGGGCTTCCATAACTTGCTGAAATTCTGCCTCAGTCAATTCTTTCCCCACGGCAATAGGTGTTACTGGTTTTTCTGTCATATTCTTTCCTTTCGGTTGATTTCGTTTGTTCTTTCTATTTTTATTTTTATTGAAGTTTTGGCGTTGCCACCAACTTTGTTTTGCCATAATTCGTTCCTTTTTATGAGTATAGAGGTAGTTTACACTACCCCTATACCATTGTCAACTTGTTATGCGGCGTTGTAGAAATCTTTCATATGGCAACCCATTTCACCACCGTTGTATTTCAGAACCTTACCAACAGCAAGGTAGGCGATGATAATGGCAGGAACAGCCCAACTTGGTGTCACACGGTAACCGTCTTGAGTCTCACCCGTATCCCAAGTGGCAACACGGTCATTCAAACTCATTCGTTCACCATCATAGCCTTTTATATAAATACTATTAGGAGATTAAAAATGATCATATACAAAGTAACCAATCTCGTCAATGGTAAAATATATATCGGGCAGACAACAAAAACATTACAGAGAAGAAAAAGTGTCCACTACGGTAATGCCCGTTGTGGTAGTGATAATGTATTTCATAGGTCTTTAATGAAATATGACCAAACCGATTTTAGTTGGTCAGTGGTGTGTAAATGTAATACTTTAAACGAACTTAATGAAAAAGAGATTTCTTTTATTGATAAGTTTGAAACATTAATACCTAATGGATATAACATGACAGGTGGTGGTTATACAAGTCCTATGATAAATCCCTCAAAAGAGTTGATAGATAAACATCAAAAGAATACACACAAAGCAATGCAATCTTTTTGTGGAGAAAATAACCCCATGAAACGCCCAGAAGTCATAGAAAAACATAAACTTGCGGTGAATGATCCTATCCACAGAGAAAATCATAGTAAATGGATGAAAGAAAATTACCGTCACAGTGAGTCAGAAAAATCAAGGCGATGTAAGCATCAACTAACCATAGAAAAAGATGGTATAGAACAATCAATAATCAATCTCAAACAATGGTGTAATGATAACTCCTACAACTACGCTTCTTTTAGACAACTATTAAAGAGTGGAAGTAGGAGTTATAAAGATATATCCGTTTTATATTACCGATACATTTCAGATAAATCACAACCCATTTCACCGTTATGATACTTAAGAACTTTAGCAACACCTAAGTATGCAACAATGATTGCCGGTGCCGCCCAACTTGGAGTGACACGATATCCATCTTGGGTTTCCCCTGCATCCCATTGAGCAACACGGTCATTCAAACTCATACGAGTGCCATCATATCCAATCTTCAGATACTTGGCACCGTTGTCATCTGCCATTTTCTGGTTCGCCAGTTGAGAGGCGTGGTTATCGGTGCAGTCAATAACCCAATCTACCCCTTTGGGGAACGTATGTTCCTTCATTGGAAATGGGAATCGTTTGACGTTACATTTAGGTCGGAGAGACTTACAGACCTCTCGGACGATATCGGCTTTATTCTTACCGATGAAGTCAACTGTCAAATCCAATCGATTAAGATTAGACTCTTCCAACGTATCGGGGTCAAAAACATACAAGTCTTCAACACCTGACATAGCCAGACCTTTGGCTACGTGAAAACCGATACCACCTGCCCCGACTACACAGACCTTGATATCTGTATTAATACCTTCAATTAAATCTTGACGTTCTAACATGGACATATTTTTGTTCCTTTCGTTTAAATGTTAATGTTTATACAGTATACTTAATGATTTATTGGTTGTCAACTCACAACTTTTCACCCATCTTGATTTCCGCTTCTTGCATTAACTGTTTCCAATAACGGGTGATACGAGGTTTGTTGAGTTTACCATGAGGATTCTGCCAGTAGTCAACCTGTTTCGGTGATAGAAATCCACGCTGTTCGTAGAAAGTTGCCATTTTGGTTCCCATGAAAGCATGAGCCGGTTGAAACCCCATACCATTCTGTACTTTGGTTTCTTCTGACCGTTGTTCATCAGCGGTTTGGCGATTCTTCAAATGAACCAAAGCACGACCAACGGCATTCATACCAACCTTATCCTTACGGACAAGAACGGTTTCAATTTTTCCACGGAGTTCTTTTTTGGTCATTGTCATATCCTTTTGTTAGAGACAAGACCAGTGTATATCAGAATTTATCGGTTGTCAACCCCAAATATCTGTAGATAAATAATCCTCAAATTCGGCGTGTCGTTGAAGATTAAATGTTTCAAGATATACTTGAACCAGATCGGCGGCATTCTCAGGATACTCAAAAATTGATTCCATGAGTTCGTTGATCTGAATTTCACCCCATCCGTTGAACATTGGATAACATTCATCTTCATAGGTGTCGTTCATATATCCATCACGTTCAAAATCTTCTTTGTATGAAATGGCAAAACAAGAATCGCCATCTTCAATAGCGCCTTGTGGTACAAATCCAAAAATGAGCTGTTTCATTTTATTATCCTTCGTTTTAAAAAGAAAGGGGATTCCGTTAAGAATCCCCTTTTTTCGGAGAGATTAAGTAGACCAAACCTGACCAGTTCGACCTCTTGTTTCCTGATCACCACGATCAGTTTCCCGTTCAATACCTGCTCGTTCATCTGCACGACTTGTAGTGTATTCAACGTTCCTTGCGGCATCACCCGTCAAAACGTGTTGGGATAGTGTGCTAAGTCTCGGAAGACCACTTGGCGATTGATCACCCGGTGAACGAGTATTAACATTTTCAAGAACACCCATGGCGTGTTGTGCGATTCCAAGGATATCCGTTGGTTCAGCCCAACGAGTCGGGATGCTCCATTGACCCCAACAGTCATTATCACCACCCATTGAGTGGTAGTGGCGGAATTTGGCAAGACCGATGGTTTTACGAACCGTTACGGAACGAACACGATCTTTGACGGTGACAATTTCCAGTGTGACAGGTGAAATCAACCGTTTGGCGTATTTCGGGTCAATCGGTTTTGAGTCAACAAACTTCGGCCAATACACCCCTTGATATAACCAAGTCATTACGTCAGCATCTCCACGATAGTCTTTATGACCCTTGACTACCGATAGACCTGCTTTGGCTTGATCGTAAGTGATATTCGGCATCAAGTTCGCCTCGGAAAGACGAGCTTGTAATTCACGTTCCTTTTCTTCAAAGTCTTGTCGGTTCTGTTCAACCATATATGTCATTTCTGACATTTTCTCGTTGAGGATACCTTTGATCAATTGAAGTTTTTCGGTGAGTTTTGCGGAATACTCTTCACGAATTTCATCTTCGGGTAGAGTGACCTCTTCTGTGAATTGAAGTTTGACAACCTTACCACCGATGCGGACGGTCATACCCTCTGATTTAACATCGTCGATATTAATACCGTCAAGGGTTGATTCCATATCAGTTTTTAGTGCTTCTGCTGTGTCTACATTCCATGCAGTCATATTACAAATTCCTTTCGTTTCAATTATACGAACATCTTATACATGTTGGTGGTGGTTGTCAATGGTAAAAACAAGTATACCCTACAAAGGTTACTGGTGTGACCGAATAAAGTAAAGGGGTTGAATAATCAACCCCAAAACTTCAATCATTTCGATTACTTAGAACCGGCAACCTCATAAGGACGGATTTCCAGAGACATACCTGCATCCAGAGTCTCAGGTGCGTCTGCCGGGTCAATCTCAGACCCATTCAGGATAACTCGGAACTTACCCAATCCTGCGTCACGTGCGGCGTTAACCACGGTGTCTCGGAAAGAGGAACCATCAGCGATGGTAGTAGTGGAACCGTTAATTGTCAGAGTTGTGTTTTCAGCCATAATCTTTCTCCATTTCGTTTAAAGTTGTGAACGAGTTATTCGTTCAAGTGAGTTACATCTTATCAATTTGTATCTTGTATGTCAATCTTTTTTACTCTTTTGTTTTCCAGTGAATCTCTGGGTCGGAGTCAACTTTCCAAGCCTTGTCACCGTCACCCATTGTCCACGGTTTCCGTGGTTTTGTCAAGTCTCCTGTTGGAAGACCACACGACATTCTCAAAAACACCCAACCTTTGTTTTGTGCCTTTTCGGTGAATTCAACAATACCAAGTGGATTAGATGGTACATTAAACGGTGGAGTTTTACCAGTTGTTTCTTTAAACAATTTCATATTGTTTACAAAATTGTCGTGATACCCGTAATACCGTTTGATGTCTGCCGGTGTCGGAGCGTTTGTATGATCTTCGGCTTTGATCAGTTCAACTTGTTCTTCGTGAACTTTCTCCATCCGTTTCATTTCGGCTTCCATTTCAGCATCAGAAGGTTGAGGGGCTTGCCCTTTATTAGCAATATGATCCTCAATTTCTTCCTTGAACAACCATCCATTAATCTTGTTTTCAATTGCTTCCAACAGTTTCATATTATTCCCTTTCAGTTTGAGTTAATCATCCATCTTTTGTAGAAGATAGTATTTCTCTTTATCATCATTTCTTATAAATGATACCATACCACTTTCTTGAGCCTCAAGCCAAGAGAAACTTGCCTTAAAGTTTGTAAAATTGTTATCAATGACCTGTAGGAGAGCATTGAAGTTCTTGTATTCAATACAGATATCCAAGTCATTACATTCTACGTCAGCTAGTTCAAAACTGATTCCGTTAACGTATCGATTGGAACGGTCTGTTGCCTCAATGTAGAACTTATTGTTCCTTACAGTGAAGTATACGACCTCAAATTTACCTGCGATCTTACGAATTTTGTCGAAATATCCCTTTGTCTCATCATTCAACTCAATTTCGTGGAATGGTGTAACGTTCGGGGTATCACCTGAAAATGTGGTGACGGTTGACGGCATACAGAAAAACAGGTTTGTCTTCTGGCGACCATCTTTCAACTGTAGACCGGCATCATTGACCGTAATCTGACAGATATCATTATCAATCAGATTTAGATACGGTTTGACATTAACGTTTGGTTCGTCAAAGTTTAGGTCTACGGCATCAGGGATGTCTGTAATAACATCATTAGGTAAATCTAACCAGATTACCACAGAGTTACCCTGACTTCTCATTTTGGAACTTACCTGTTGACCTGTTACATTCAGGTGAACAGAGGGGATTACATAGTTAAGCGTTGCCTTCTTAATGATCGTTTGAAGGTTGTTTACATTGATATTCATATATTACCTCAGAGTTTTATTTGTCACCCTGAGTCCAGACTTTATCCTTCTTGATTGTTTTGAGGAAATCAAGGTGGGCACGGTACATAATCTGCTTCTTAACAGTCGGTTTGAACTGTTTCAGAATAAAGTATGCCGCCGCAATGTTAAGCAGGGTGAAAACAGTAAAAGGCATCAGGGCAATACACACGGCATTTGCACCAAAACAAATCGCCATTAAGGCACTTTTCGCTTCTTCCTTGATAATGGTTCGTTTGAGATTCTTCAAATCATTCCCAAGTCGTTCTCTGAAACTCTTCTCGTCTTCCATTGGTTTAACCCTTTCCTTGTAGTGAAAGTATCGCCTCACGTTTTGAGACACCATACGTTTCCATTAAGTATTTAACATCGTCTTCTTTGTCTTTGGACTCTTGTGACTTTTTAGTGAACTTTATGTATCTGCGTTTCTGTGGAACTTTTTCAACATAATACTTGAAAATGAGCCTATCGTCAAGGGTGAAATGATTTTTGTTCATTTCACTAACGATTTCAATGAGATTTGGGTCTTCTGATAGAAACAGAGAAATAACCCACGCACTGACCTCTTTAGGATTGTAGTTACACGGTTCCTTGAGGTTGATTGCGTTCAGCACTTCCGTTAGGTGACTCCCCTTTTTCTTGGGTTTTGCCTTTGCCTTTGCCTTTGCCTTTACCTTTGCCATCTCGTTTTTCCTTGTAATCAGGTTTAATTTTGTCGTTCATCGCTTCTTGTAACTTCTGAAGCACATCGTCTGTTACCTCAAACTTCCTGTTACGTCTTCTCTGTTTTTGACTACTCATATTACCTCTCTTCTCATCATTGTTACACACATGTGCCTAAAGTTTATTTCTCTATTGGCGTGACCATTATCTCGGTAAGCGTGTTCACCTACCAGTTCAATAGCAACTCCGTAATTTTTCCAGATATCATCCTTCATTATAGAATCACCAATATATCTGTAAAGTTGGACATAATCTATAGTATTTGATTTCAAAGTCTTTGTGATACCTTCTAGATCACCACCAGACAGACCTTTCAAGACCTCTCCATAGACCTCATCGGATGCTGATAAGACAAAGTTTTCTCTTAATACATTATCTATGACATTCATTCGTAGGGCAACTAGTGCCTGTCTTACGTCTGGTTTCTTTGTCCAGATAGATTTGATCATATCTACAACGGTTTTCTTATTGTATGTGACACCCTCTTGGTCAAGGATACTCCAACAACGTTTAACAACATCAATCGCTGGTGGGTTGTTCAACTCAATATGTTGGCAACGGGAGAACATTTCGTCCATGATCTTATGGGGATAGTTACACGCCAGAATGAATCGGGTGTATTTCTGGGTCTGTTCAATCAGGTCACGGAGCATTGCTTGCCCATTATGTGACAGGTAATCAACTTCGTTTAGGAAGACGATCTTGAGCGCACCAAATCCGATTGCCTGTGCAAAGGGTTTAACCTTGTCTCGGACATCATCGATACTGGTGTAATCTGAACAGTTAATTTTAAGGATATCAATATCAGGATTCGTGGCTTTCAAGATATCAACGAATGTTCCCTTACCTGTTCCGGGAGGACCAGATAGGATAAGACTTGGTAGTTCATCAAGGGCTTTCTTGAGGACGGGTTTGATATCTTCGGCTACAATCATTTCATCAAATGACTTTGGTTGGTACTTGAATTCGTAGGGGGTTTGGTTCATGCAAATAACTCCATTAACAACATAGTATCTTTCTCTCTGGATACGACACCTAGAGATTCAGAACGACCGTGACAGAATAGATTGCCCTTTGTGCCTCGTTTGACGAAACCTGCACTCACTACGGTGCCTCTCATTCTGTTTGCTACTACTTTGTGGACGACATGGGCAGGGAAAACATAGATATTCTCTCTGGTTTTGATCTGATCACCGTCTTCTTGTTCTAATACAACGTATTTACACTGTGTATACATATTTGGTATTTGTTCCTTTGATTTGATTTCCATACATAATATCAAAAAAAAGACGGCTTGTAAACCGTCTTCAATTTCTATTCTACTGAGTCTTTGAGTTTTTTGGAGGGTTTAAAGGTTGGAACATCTTTAGGTGGGACTCTCACAGCCGCACCCGTTTGAGGATTCCGACCAGTTCTCGCTTTACGTCTTCGGACGATGAAGTTTCCAAATCCTACTAGAGTAACTTTACCGTCACGTTTCATACCTCGTTCTATACCTTCTAATACAGCATCTACTACAGCTTTAGCGTCTTTTTTGTATGCACCTGTTACTTCTGATACATAATCCACAAGTTCAGCTTTATTCATCTATTTCTCCTTACTCCAATTCTTTTTTATGTTTTTCCTTACGATTGTACTTGTTCTTATCATCATGGGGGATAGTAGGCGGAGCAATAGGCTTCCGGATTTGTTCTACTATGCTCTTTTTCTTTTTCTTCGCCATTTTCTTATCCTTCGTAAGCTGGGGTGTAGTCAGTCAATTCTGACTTCTTTTTTAACTGTTTCTGTTTCTTCTCTTTTTCTAGATCAGTATCAGGGTCTTCAACGTCTTCCTCAGTATCATCTTCCTTTTCTTCGCCTTGACCTTTTTTATCTTCAGCGGATTCGTCTGAATCTGCATCGTCTTTCTTCTTTTTGGCAGGGAATCCTTTACCGTCACTCTCACCTTCACTCATCATTTTCAAATCTGAGATTGTGGTCTTAATCATCCCTGAGACAGTTTTAACAACAACCTTGTCACCTGATATTGAATATATCATACCAGCTTTATTCTTTGATTTAATCAAGACATCATCAAACTTGGCGAAAGTCTCACCAATAAACATATCTATTTTTTCAAGTAAGTCCATATCATACACTCCTATTGTGTTTATTACAAGAGTATTTATATAAATTACCAAATAAAAGAAGGGATACTATCTATTTATAGCATCCCTTCTTGGTCTTCTCTAGTATCTTCTATAAGTTATATAATCTCATCTATTTTAGATTATATAGAAAGGGTAAGAATTTTTTATATTTACGTCCTTGTTATCTCCTGACCCATAGCTTTCGATCAAGGACTTGCTACATCATTTAGTTATATCAATGTAAAGTCATTTATAAGTGTAATTCTACGGGGAACCTCTGATATCTAGTCTAGTTCTCATACGTTCTCCTTAGTTAACAGATTGTCGTTTAATTTCCAGCTTTGGCCAAAACCGAGGACAGGGTTATATATCAGTCAGCGCTAACATCAAATAAACCCTCACCTTCATGACCTACATCTTACCAAATAGAATTGGATTTGTAAACAATATAAACAAAAGACCCTTTTTTATTCTTGTTAGGAAAAAAAAGGGTCAGAAAAAAACCTTATATCAACAGCGAATCCGCTGTTAAGGGGGGTTGGGGATGATATAATTGCCCTCATCCTATGGGCTGACTCAGTAGGGAGTCTCTGCACAAAGGGATTTTTTAAGGAAAATCCCCGAACCGTCCACTGGTATTTATAAACTTTAGTAATAAATTCGTTCCCCTTTTTTTGGTTTTGGTCGTTGAGTGTCTATTCGATCACACTTTGTACATACCCACCAATCAGCATAAAAATCACCTTCAGGACGCCAATTATGATCACAATCATCACATTGACCACGGCCATCACACCGTTCACATATCTTCTTAAAAAATACACCTTTATGACCTTTAGCGTCACACTCTGGGCAATCAATCATTTTACTGACTCGACCTTATCAATTTTAGTACGTTTGATTTCGTCTTCTATCATATAGAAAACCATCTTCTCCGTAGTCTTCAATAAGGGGTATGATTTCCCCTCAATCACAACAATTTTGCCTGTGTTGGCATAATTTTTATTTTTCTCAATCATTTTTCACCCTATCCTCAATCATATTCCAAACGGTTTCATATTCAGGCCAATCATCCTCCACCACTACACAGCAGATGAAGTCTTTACCCTCACGCAACCTACCGACATCGACCTTCTCAAGCAATCCCGTCAGTTGATTCGCTTCTGTAGGGGTCAAGTGCTTTATTACATCACTTCGTTTGGCTACAAGATACTTTTGGTATCGGACAAATTCAGTATTTTTCTCTATCATCTTCCTCTATCCATATGACAAATCCTCCACCAGTTCGGTCCAATCTATGATCTTTACCTTGTAATCGGATATAATGACGGTCTTTTGTTTTGTTAAATTTTGGTTTCCTTGTAATAGTTTTTACAACATCGTGATAATAGGGTCTTACACAAATTTTAATCTCTTGTTTTTCCATCGGTGACTCCTTTCATTTAGAGAAGGATAACATAAAGGGTATAGTGTGTCAGCGTCAGTTATACCTCATAGCATAACCCTCATCAATAAGTATCTCGTTCAAGTTTATGAGTTGGTTTGTCTCGACATCCATGACGTGAATTACTGCTAATGTTCTTCCATATTTACCGCCACTATCATAAACTGTTTCTAATATAACTTTATTTCCGTTATCTTTAAGAAAGGTGTCAACAAAGTGTTTTGCGATAAGCCCTGCCTCTTTTTCAATAGGGTCACGTGTCCGTGTCTCAGGACAATTAATACCTAACAAACGGATATGTTCATTGTGTAACCAATTATCGAATCCTAAGTCGATATTACAGACGATGGTATCACCGTCTATAACCCTGACCACATCAGCTTTGTAATAATAAAAATTCATCATTCATCATCAGCAGGCTTGACATTTTCACCACGACCTTTTGCCTCATTAAATTCTCTCCAATATTGTGATGTCTCACCTGTCCAATCACACATATCAGTTTTATTGTTATATTTTAATTCAAATGAACCAAAATCTACCTTCTTGGTCATTTGTTTACCACAATCAGGACAGACCTCTGTTGGTTGCTCACCATAAGCCAACATCTTATCAGTCTTGATTATCTTACATTCTTGACAAATTATGTCTACCATTACTCTAGCCATTTAGACCTCCACATCTTTATAACAAGTTGGACAAGCCAACCCACCTTTATTTGAATTTATTCCTGTACATACAAAGGAACCTTCACTCACGATTCCGTCTTTTCTAACCTTGAATCCGGTCATTTCTTCGATATACGCTAACGACTCATCAGCGGTTAGATGGTCTTTGGTTACGAATGGTTCTGAGGCACCAGCACAAACTTTACATACTACCTCACTCCAATCATAATGAACATACGTTTCTGGTTCAACTTGATTTAGTGTACCCTGCGGCATACCATCCTCCTCCTGTTAGTGTAAATGATGATCTACTAATCATTTTAGGGGAATCTCCACCACAATTAAAACATTCAATTTTATCTATATCCGATTCACTCATACTCATAATATGTTCTTCTACGTGTCCGCATGATGAACAACAAAATTCAAACAGAGGCATTTACATTCTCCAAAAATATACTTAAATTCTTCAGCAAGTTATCGATATTACTATCGTCATCATAAACTATTGATTTTGATTGGGTGTTGTTGAAGTTATAGATACCACCCTCTTTAAACTGACCAACATTCGTTCCCCATGACATACACGGTGCGCCCTGTAGATTTGCTATTACAGCCCAATGTGAACAAGGGGTTATCACACATGTAGCGTTGGTTATAGCGGTCACTATCTTCTTGTAACCATTATGTAAGTAATCTACATTCTTGAGGATTTCATTCTCATCAGGTAGGTGACACTTCATATCCCCTACCAGCGATACCTTCTTATACTGCTGCAGGAATTCCCATATCCTTATCGCATCACCGGGTGACATCGACCCATCCGGGATGAATACAATGTTACCTTTCTTAGTGGATTTCGGTACTTTGATTGGTTCAAAGACCTTGTGATAGACTGACACAGGGGAGATATACTTTACATAAGGTAATGATTGGTGGTTTATGTCCTTCTTGATACAACCTACCTGTTCAACGATACTATCTTTATAATCTCTAATGAGAGACATAAAATCTCGTTGATCGACATCTTTATGTGAGTAACCGTTTTGATGGATTTCTTGACGTGTAATCTGTTTATACACAGGCAAGAACCTCTTGTTAGAAACCTGTGGATACAGGAATTTACGATTGAAATGTGATGAATAGAACGTATACTTGACATCAGTGTTCAATTCTATCCATCGCATATGAGGTCTAAAAGTTAATATTTCTTGTTCAAACGAACCTATAAATGGTCCGAGAGCCAACACACGTTTACTCACTAATTATTCCCTTAAACCAGAATTAAATTCCCACTCCAATTATTATACGGACCGGGATTCTCTCTGTAGTATTTTTGTCCTACAATGATTACTTCGGTATTTGATAACACATCTTCAAGTGCCACTGAGAAGACAAAGGCTTTCTCTAATACACTCAATCTTGTTGTGTCCAATATTACCTTGTTGTTACGTTTAAAAAAGGTGATTATTTTGTCTGCTTCGGTATTTGATATGTAATACTTCTTATTCGTGTTACGCAGTATATCATTATAAAATCTGATGTTGTTATCAATGACAAATCGGTTTGTCGATTTGAATGTATTAAGAACAAATTCCACCTTCTCTAAGGTAGGTTCTTTAAAATCCAGTTTTATAAGATGGATACGTGGTATTTCCTGTAACTTCTGGTCTGCCATGTTTAACTCATTTATGCAGATGTAGTCACTCCCCATCTTCGTTATCTTCATACAACTTCCTCCAATACAAATACAATTTTACATATATTTATATAACTCCATTCAACTTCATAGAGGTTTTGAAAGAATTATATGAGTTTTCTACAACAAAATCATAGATATTAAATGCATTTCCATTCCGCACCCGCACATCATTCAAATCTTTGTCAATTTCGTTAGGCATAAAGAAGTATTTTATCTGCCTGCCGTATCGTGATTTCTCCAATAACTTCTGATAATTTTCATATCCTGATTTATCCAATAATGGATTATCTAGAGCGCATATGATACCCTTATGACTCATAGGTAATACATTCTCAATAAATACATCCGATATCGAAGCACCCAAACAAGTTGTGCCTTGATTATATTCTACCATCCAAGCATCAATCTGTCCTTCACATACGATAATATATCTGTCGGGGTCAAACAAATGACTATTTAGTATGATATTTTCCTTAATAACGACAGGATTCAGATATTTCGGCAACATATCGTCATTTAGGGCACGACCTTGAAAATAGGTCATTTGACCTATATTATTGGTCACAGGGAGAATGAACCTATTCTTATACCTTCCCCTCACCGCTACCTTAACATTCCTTCTAGTGGGTATTCTGCGACCCACAACGAACTTTTGTAGAGCCTTGAGGTAGTTATGTTCTATCCGACCTTCTGGTTTATCAAAAAGACCTATACAATCATTATCATCAAGGTCTAATGTACCCTGTTCGTCAACAGAATCTTCATATTTCTTACCACCGGCTAGCTTCTCTTTCAGATTATCGGGGTCATATTTCTCTTCTTCACCTAGAGCAATATTTGCCTCTTTCCAAGTGCATCCCATGACGTGAGCATACAACGACTGTATGTTACCTGCATTTTCAGGACATCCACCATTGTAACATTTATATATCCATTCGTCATACTTGGAATAATAGTCGATATTCAGCCTACGCATATTGAGGTGTTTCTGTGAATCACCACATATGGGGCATCGGGCTATGTATCCTTTTCCTCTTCTCTTCGGTTTTTGAAGGTAAGAATAAACGAACTCTTCTACTTTATATTGCTCTATCATAACCTTTCAACGTATTCTATTAGAATATCCCCATGACAGGGCTTTGGTTTACAAAAACAAACCAATGTCTTACCTTTGAGTTCTTTGACTCTCCTATGAAACGTGGAGTCATTCACTAACCTGTCATCAAGATATACCCTATACTTTTTGAGTGTAGAACCACGTGTTCCACCTTCAAGTTTGATAGGATTCCCAAAATAACCATCAAGACCGTGACCAGCACGACCAATATAGACATAATCAGGGTTATGTTGCCAACCTCTTGGTGCCCAATTAATATGTATTACTTTGGTTTGCATGGGTGATATTACCATATATGAGTGTAAATGTAAACAGGTCACGGCGTTAACCATGACCTGTTTGATAATTAATCGTTAAAATGGAATAGATGTTGAAATAGTGTTTTGTGTTTTTCTTTGGTGATTTTTACACCTTCTCTGTCTTTGAATCTATTGTATGTAGATAAAACATGTTTATGTTGTAATTCACATGCAGTAATATCCAACCCATCACACTTATCCAACATTTCATTTATCATGTTACCGTCACCACAACAAGGTTCCAATACCTTATCACCTGATTTTAATGGTATGTTGCTTAACAACTCATTTACCATCACAGCAGGGGTGAATATATCTTGATGTGGTTTATCTTTTTTACTCATCGTTTTATTCCGGGGATTGATGCTAATTGGAAAGAACTTACAACAACGAACAAGTCTGCAAGGTTGTTGGATATAATGTATTGTAATGATTTTACAATGGTATCTCTTTCTTCGTCTGTATCAAAGAAGAACATAAAACTGTCATTTACAACCATATCACCTGTATTATCAACCCAATAGTTTTTAAGGTGTTGGTCTACTACTACCTTTTTACCTTTGGTCTTTTCAATATTCGTGTCATTGCAGTTGAACTCTTTACCTGTTGTGATATCAGTGAATATGTTTTCGGCTGGCCCATATGTCTTGTTTCTTGGATTGGTAAACCTATTCCATTTCAGCCCGTCTGATTGGTCAAAGTGTTGGTTGTAGATATATGCGGGTAATACAGGTGGTGCTTGTGGATAGTTTGACAAATCACAAGAATATTCTTCCCCCCGTTGATTGGTTATTTTAGTGTTGGCTACCGTGACACCTTTCTGCCATACAAAGGTATCAACCTGTCCAATGGTTTGTTTGAATAAATCTACGGTATCTTTTGCGGAATACATATGAATCATATGAAATCCACCTTGTTGCAGCAGTTTGTAATACGCTTTTCTGCCAACATCAACACCTACTGTTCGCCAAGTTGGTGACATTACTACACCAAGATAGCCACCATCTTTCAATAGTCCTGCTGCTTTTAACACGAACTTTTCACCAAATGTTTTGAATGGTGGGTTCATTAGAATAACATCATACCTTTCGGTAGTATTCCATTCATTAAAATCAGCTTCAATACATTTAATTTCCTGCATCTTGCTCTCCCCTTTTCTTCCAGAACCAATAAACACCGAATGACTTTCAGCAGAATCAATCATAGTCATATTATTTTTGATGTTCTGGTATCCAATTTTTTCAGCCAGAGGAATGTAAAACTCCCCATATCTGGATACTGGATTCATCCATGACTTGTTTACTGGCGAAAAGTTGGGTGTGTTTAGAATTCCGTTAACCAGTTCGTCGATAATTGACACCGGAGTAGGACGTTTCTCTGCGGAATACAGAACCATTGTATCAGTCAGTTTCCTGATTTTTTCTGCATCCGTCAATTTATTGTCAGACATGATATCAACGAAAGTTGACGATTTACCCACATTACGGTTGTATAATACGATACCTTCACTGAGGTATTTTTTTATGGTATTGGTTTCAAAAGTCTCACCCTGTCCTTTTGTCAGACCGTCTTGTAATATCCTCACAGCAATCAGACCATCAGATTTATACTGATTCATTTCACCCTGACCGGAGTGTTTTGTATATGCTCTGTCGCCACTACCTTCCCCTACATAACATGGGGTACCAGTGTCAACCCAATACCATTCATAACAATAGTGATTTTTATCTTCTTGAAGTTTCAAAATTCAAACCTTTCTTCTACAGTTAATTTCAACGTTTATAGAAATTTATACAGTCAAATTCGATAGGTGTGTAAAGGTCTGATTTATCGGCACAAACAGGGTCAAACATATCCCATTCACATTCCCGTTTTGATTGGTGCATCAGACAGTAAGCACAGTCTTTACAAAGTCTAGTGTATAGTATCTCGGTATTCTGCAATTGAGTAAGTTCTTGCATGTTCCTTTATTTCATCCCTTATTGTTTTTGGAAACATATCATAGAACTGTTGCAGGTCTTCCTCGTCAGTAATATTAAACCAATCTCGCATATATAGAATCGTTTCCATTGGTGAGGTGGTAATACCTTCATCTTGAAGACCTTTATAAATCTTTGTCACCGACCTCTTTAATGTCTGACTTACTGCCTGTCGTGAAATTCCAAGAGTCCGTGCGATTTCTGAACCAGTACACGCCTTGATAAGTTTTTCCATTATTTTTCCTCGTCTACGGGGGTATTTAGTGTTTCTTTCGATAATTCAAATCTATCCAGTTCTTCTTGGAGAATTTTCAACATCACCCATCCCAACAAAAGCTCATCCATTTCGTCAGTTGTGATGGTTTCCATTGCGTGTTCTAGTAAAGCACTTTTCTCCGGTTCGCCTAATTCGACAGGAAAATCATACACGGTTCTCTCTACCTCTTCGCCTACTGTAATTGTCATGATCAATCTCCTTTCAGATTACAAGTTTTTATCACTATACCTCGTTTAAAGGATGGAGTCAAGGGGTTTTTTACGCCCCTGTGAACTCACACGAATTTCCTGAACAAGCATACTCTTTCATACCTTCTGTTGTGTCAACTTTCTCATACTCCGCTAGTTCGGTCCAATCTGTATCTATTGGCATTCTCGCTAACATCTTCTTGTATGTCTCTTCGTCACACTCTTGATATGGTGCCTGTATTCCACTGTGATCGGAGTGAGGTAAGAACGCAACACCTGATATCATATCAAAGTTATCGTATACCCACGATGCCACCTGTAACCACTCATGTTCTTTTACATACACAGTGATTGACGGCTTGTGTTCACAGTAATGCTCTTGATAAATCTTCCAAAGTTCCAACTGCTCTATGGCAGTTCGGTCATCACGGAATACTGAACCTGCCGGTGATTTAACAGGGAATGAGAAAATTAATCCTGTTCCCGGTTTCATTTGGTCTTTCTCTACAGGGAAACCTTTATCTACCATCATTTGTGCCAATGGGTCTTTATTATCAGCACGAACCGTTCGGATATAATATAGTGCATAACGAGGATGAATCCCTGACGCTGAATCAACCAACTGTGATACCGTTCCAGACGGTTTTACACAGGTGATAGCAGTTGCTGGGTTGATTCCCAACTTCTCTGCCCATTCTTCGTTCACCACTATAGCACGTTCCTTGAGTGCATTCAACCATTGTTTCAGTTTTTCTTCACCCT